CTCGAAAGGAACACCTACAAGCGACTTACATCACTTGTAAAGAGCCTTCCGACGGAGCAGTCGACTGCGCCCTCCCGTAAGGGAGTGCGCAGTCACCGGCACCGCGGAGGCGTTATGTCTCCACTCCAACAGGTTTGGACAGCCTGTTGGAGCGGCCTTGTCCTGTCTGGCTGGGATTCGATGCGCGTGGCCTGGTTCCTTCACCAATGGACCTGTAGGTCCGCCCCTAGGGGCGTTGCCTATCAGGTCGATTGCTTGAAGAAACTTTGCCACAACGTTCGCGGGTACGCCCTGCACTCCAAGAGGTTCAAGTTGCAGCCGTGTGGCATCCGTAAGGATGTCGTCGACTGCCTCTGTAACCTGGCAGTGCGCGCGCCCGAGAACGGCTTCGCCTTCTCTCGGCTCTCGAGGTCGTTGCCTGAGCCTCCCCAACGGGAGTGCGTCAGGCACCTTCAAGCAGCCGCCGAGATGGCGAGCACATCGTTTCCCACATCGGCTGCCGCCCTGGCGTCCTTGCGTTCCTTCGTCTCGCTCTCCAAGCGAGCGCGGAGGAACCCGAGGGCACCAAGGCGGCTTCCCTCCTCCAGCTCGTCCTGCCTCGAGTGGCCTGCCACTCTGGGCGGGATCGATGGCTACCTCGAACACCTTGGTCACGGGCTTGAGGCGCGTGGCGCCACCCAGGCGGAGTTCCTCCACCTGGCTGGCGACTCGCTTGGGGCGTTCTGCCTCAATCGAGCACGTGTCTTCCTCAGGCCGTGCCAGGGTGTGAGTGAGGACTTTAGGGAATCGTATCGCTGCGCGGGGCTGCTGGCACTCAGGGCGGAAGGGAAACCTTTCGCCATGAAGGCAGCCGCGCTCAGAACTCCCGGCTACAAGGTGCGCGTCGTTGGTGTCCCCGACGCCCGCACCTTTGTAGAAGGGAGCTGGATCCGCGAATCGTCCCGCCTGATGGCTCCTGGCCACTGGGCGATCGATTCCGAATCTCGTGAGATTCCCAACGGTCTCCACTACCGCCGTGGGCACACCTTCCGTAGTTTGGACTTGTCTAAGGCTACGGACGGTTTGTCGCACGCGGCGGTTGGGGTAGTCATCGAAGCGCTCGCGCGTCGTGGTGCGATCCGTCCTGCGGATCACCTCATGGCGCGCCGATCGCTCGGGCTGGTGGGGAATACAACTTGGAGCTTTCCCGATCCAATCGGGGAAGTTGTATTCTCCAGAGGGAGTCCGATGGGCACACCTCTCAGCTTCGTGGTGCTCTCTTGGGTTAACGCTTGGGCGGTCAGCAAGTTCAGCCGATCCTTGACCCACGGTGATGACGCGGTCGGTAGGCATCGGATTGGATCCGATGCCTTGCATATCTACTCCGACCGTGTTGAATCCGTGGGCGCCCAACTCAATAGGACCAAGACCTTCCGAGCCGACCATTCGTGGACGGCTTGTGAGATCTTGGCCCTCCCAAGGAGGCACTGCGAAGATGGAATGTCTCTCTTCGTTCCCCCCTCCATCCCTCCGCCGGACCTTCGGGCCCCGGTGGAGGCGGACCCTAGGCTTGAAAACCTGTGGCTGCGCCGGATGGAGAGGGTGATGAAGACCCGCTTCCCGTGGGTCAAGTGCGACCCCCGGCTCCACCTTCCAGTGGAGGTCGGGGGGCTTGGCTTCACGGGTCGCGGTCTTGCCGTGGGTCGCAGCCTCCGGTCTCGCCTCGGCGCCCTGGTTTCCAGGGGGCCGAGTGCCGAGATCGGGGCTGCGCTCATTGGCAAGAAGCCATTCCGAGAGGTGGGCCTCTTCCCGCGCCCTCTTGTGCGCGTCCCCAAGCCTAAGGCCTACTGGTCGGCGGTTAAGACCGTCGACCGGGAGCTCGTACCTTTGGGTACAGACTTGGTGACCGTGCCGCTGGAGTCCTTCGAGACCTTCAAGTGTCAACTCGTCGAGAGTGAGTTGAGGCTCATTGAAGGAGAGAAGTTCCGGCGGAAGAGGGTTGCGGGAAGACCAGACAGAACAAAGGGGTCCACCGTGTTCCGACGGTTGACCGTCACGCCCGCCAAGCCTCTTACAAGGCGTGGCGGCGTGGCGTCGCTCAAACGTTGGGCCCTCGCCTGTAAAA